TCTAATGAGTTCTTTTTTCATCTCTGCATGAATCTGTTCGATCATCAGAGTTTTACCATTACCAGACAAACCTGTAACAAACACAGGATAGAACAAACCAGACTTTACAATCTGTTTGATTGTCGAGTGATGACCCCAAGGCACAAAACCTTCGAATGCACTAGGAACTAAATTTTGTGATTCCATATTGGTTGCCACTAAGTTTACTGTAGTCTGAACTTCTGGTTCTGATACTACATTAGTCTGAACAACACTTTGTGTTTCAGACGGAAGTTTGAACTGATTGTAACCTACTTTATAGGTTTTCATAAACCAACCAGCGAGTGGAACTCCTGCTTTCACAGAAGCGTCACGAACACCTTGTTTATCTAGAACGACACCATCACCGAACATATCGACAGCGGCATCAATAAACTTTTGTTTTTGTGGTGAAAAATACATAATATAACCTCTCTAATTAAATTCTCACTATACATACAAGCTACCATGATTCGTTTCAAAAGTCAAGTCTTTTTATGCAACCATTGAAATAAATTTATTTAACATGGGTTTTGCTTTCATTCTGTTATTTGCAGATTTCATAAATGCTCTCTTCAATGCACCTTTGTTTGCACCGACTTCAACATCTAACTCGTCAGATGTTTCTGGAACTTGACCAGGCACTATGTAGAACTCGTCATATCCCTCAGTTGTGCAAACTGCAACATTAGTCTTTTTAACTTCATCTACTATTGACTTGAACTTGACCCAATCTTGAAACTTGTTGATACCAAACTTACTCTCAATAATATCTTTTGGAATGTTACCACCTTTTGTAGAGTTTGCAACAAAGAAACCAACCACGTTCATACCATCAACTCTTTTCTTGAGTAACTTGAGTAATGAGATGGTCTGGTCATTTCTTGTCCAATTTCTAGAATCTTGAGTTATATCAGTTAGTCGATTGTTTGTAACAGGGTCAGTATAAACTGAGTTACCATAACTTCTAAAACCAGCAGTACCCTCGCCATACTCGTCATCTCTTTTTCTAACTATATCAAACTTAGTATTGATATTAACACTATCACCATCAGTAAGGAATATTGAGTGAACTTTCTGAACACCAGTGTTTTTCTTGAACTGTGGAACTATGTCCATCGCACATACAATCGTATCATTCAGTGGAGTACCACCAAGTCGAGTGCATCGCTCTGGATAAATAGGATATCCTTTTGATGTCCAATCTCTATATCGAACCATAGAGTTTGAGAACATTAAAAGATTGTGCATCATTTTATTCTGTTCATTTTTAGTCATATTACTTGATAACATATTCAACAATCTTGTAGTTTCTGAAATCTTCAAATCACCAACTTTGAACTTTTGTAGTTTAGGTAAATCTTTGATTTTTGAATATTTGTCAGCATATACCCACTCAGTAGAAAATGCATAAACCTCAAAAGGAACTTTTACTCTATTGCAGAAATGTATAATGTTGAATAACTGCTTGAGTGTGTTTGTCAAGTTCCAAGCCATTGAACCAGACCAATCTAGGAAAAGAACTAGACCATGATTTGTTGCACCAGGCAACGTAGTCACTTTTCTGAATAGGTCATCATTGTACTTGTAAGTATGTAACCGACCCATATCCAAAGTTCCAGTTTTTGAAACTGACGCCCTTGCATATTGGTCTGCAGCTTTCTTCATCTCAAATTCTTTTACCATGTATGAGATAACTTTTTTATTATCTTTGAAGTGGTCATTTAACTCTTGTAGATTTGAGTCGATGTATCTCTGTTCGGAGTTACCACTTGGTTTTGAATATGCTTTGTTGAAAACATTCATAACTGTTTTGTAATCTACTATCACGTTTTTCAAATCAATCTTTGGAATACTTGCATATTGAATTTCTTCAATCTCTTTATCTCTCATCTTTTGAGTTGAGTTGTAACTTGCATCATCAGTAAGACCTCTAATCTCTGGAGCCTCACCACCAGAACCACCCTCTCTTTGAATAGAGTTTGTAATATCTGAACTTGTGGTTTTCTCATCAGTGGTATCTTCAGTTTCTTCACCATCAGAACCATCTGATTTTTCTTCTGAACTCTCATCAGACTCACCATCAGTAGTATCAGAACTATCTGAACTCTCTGACTCAGACTCACCAGACTCCGAACCCTCAGACTCTTCTGACTCTGTAGGTGAAGTGAAAGGATCTTGAAGCATCTCTTTCATTTCTTGTTCACCAGAGTCCTCACCATCACCCATACCATCATCACTAGACTCACCATCACTAGGTGCAGACATGGCACTCATATCGGTCATTGTCTCTTGTGACTCTTGTTGTTCTTTCATAAATGTGTGCAACTCCTCTGCAAGATCTAAAACATCTGCACAAGTCTTTGTTGCGTTAGCCTTTTCGACCCACACCATTTCATCATCAGAGAACTCAACATTTTCGTGATGTTTGAAGTGTAGGTTTATCTTATCAATAAGATTGTAAGAGTTGATATCTTTACCATAAGTTTCAAAGAAGTTATTCTTGATTAACTCTTGATAACCTCTTTTAAAAACTACCTTAGAACCCTTGTACTTATCTTGTATCATTTTCTCTATTCGAACATCTTCTAGGATATTCACAATAGTATGATGTATCTTTCTAGTTTGCGACTCTGTTAGCATATCTAACGTAGTCCAAAATGCATGACCGACCTCATGAAGTGTCATAAGGTCTTGAATGTCTTTTGACATATATTTTAGTATTGGTAAAACTAACTCACGTTTCTTGACATTGAACGAAGCAGTATGTGCCTGTTTATGAACAACGTGAATATCTTCTTCTGCGAACAATTTCGCAAGAACTGTATTGTCTTTTGTAAATGTTTGTGTCATTTTCGAATCACTCTCTATTAACTCTACTTATAGAATACAGGAAATTGATTCGAATGTCAAGTTTTATTTTAAATATTTCTGCCTACAAACTTAATTTCTTCACTTTTATTTTTATTAAAGAGATACCAACAACAATTATCTTTACCAACACCAGAGCTATCCTCAATCCACTTAACTCTACCAATACTCACAATTTTAATAAGGTATTTTATATAAGGAATTGATTGTTTTGTATGCATCCAATCTGCATCAAATAATAACCATGTCGGTTTAAAATCAACAAAGTGTTCTATCATGGGGTGTAAAATTTTGCGATTCCATGGCGGATTGGTGATAATGTAATCACATTGTGTATACCCTTTAGATAATGCATCACCATATGTTACCCATTCGTGCATAGGTTCAATATCAAATGCATATCTAATATTACCACCATTTTTTAACAAGTGACTAATTAATCTTCCATCACCAGCACAAGGCTCTGCAAAAGTAAAACTCTCTGGTAAATGTGGTAGTAAAGGTTCTACTGCTTTATATGGTGTTGGATAGAAATCTCTTTCTACTCTTTCAAAATCACTTCTTTTACCCATTTGATATATGACTAAAATTCTTTTCTTTTACAAATCGAATGGTTTCTTTAAACTTATCTGCGAGTGCATCTTGTTTATGACTAATCACAAATACATTCTCACCACCTAGTGTATTGAGTATTTTTAGGAACTCATCCGTTCCTGTTCCGTCTAGTGAACTATCGAATATCTCATCAAGTATTAGTAGATTTGTATTCGCAGAGTTTTTCATCTTTGCAATAGCTCTCCATGTAAAAAGTAATGCAAGGTCAATACGCATCTTCTCACCCTCACTAAATGATGAGTAGGTAAACTCATCACGAAACCTTGACTTGATAGTTTCCTCAAAGTTTTCATTAAGTGTGAAGTTGACGTAGAACTCCATAGATGTCAAGTATGTATTTATCAGTTTATTCATTATGGGTAAATACTGTTTGATTATCTTTGTCTTGATGCCTGTGTCTTGTAGTATCGACCTAATCGCATCTACATAGGTTTTCTCTTCTTTCAAACCTTTTCTCTGGTCATCTATCTTTGCAAATACTTCTTTAAGGTTTCTGAGTTTCTCTGTGTCTACATCACTCACATTACCTTTTTCTAATGCTTCGATATCCCATTGCAACTTGTCATTGAACTTTTGTAGTTCAGTAATACTACTTGCAAGTTTTCCAATCTCGACACGATGTCTTTGTATCTGTTTGGATTTTGTGGTAAACTCTTTTATCTGAGTTTCAATCTTAGTCATCTCATCTGACATTTTTTGTAAGCCTTTAGATAGTTCTTCAACCTCTACACTTTTACTCTCTATACTTTTTCTTTTGAACTCTTCATCTATATGTTGTTCACAAGTAGGACAATCATCATTATCTTCAAAGAACTGTATGAGTGTTGACCCACGATGGTGTTTATCTTTGATAGAGAACTGCATATCTTTGAGTCTATCTCGTTTATCTATCGTAGATTTTTCATCAGACATCTCTTCTAGTAATAGTTCAACCTCTGTTTCAAAGCCCATCTTCGATATACCTCTTTCTGATATCTGTTCATCATTCTTAGATATGGTAGTTTGTTTTTCTTCTATAATAGTATCTTTGTTTTTCTTAATGTCTTCAATAAAGTTTTCTTGTAGTTGTATCTTTTCAGAAGTAATATCATATTCATAATCCACCTCACGGATTTCATCAGAAAGACTTTTGAGTTGTTGTCTTGCAAGTAAGTTCATCACAGAGAATATTTTGATATCAAGTATCTCCTCTACGACCTCTCGTCTGTGTGTGGCCTTGAGTTGCATAAAAGGTACAAATGTTGAACTACCAAGTATCACAACTTGTGTAAATGACCGATAGTTAAGTTTGAGTATTTGTTGTTCTAGTATTCTCTGGTAATCTCTGACGTTTGCCTCTTGGTTCATCATCTTACCATTCTGGTATATCTCAAACTTATTTGGTTTGATACCACGAATAACTTTGTAATCTCTTGTACCGATAGAGAACTCAATCTCTATCATTGTTGATGAGTTATTAATTGAGTTGACTAGTTGATTTTTGTTGATACCTCTAAATGGTTTACCAAATAGACCGAAACATAGAACATCTAATATCGTAGATTTACCAGCACCATTCTCACCTATGATAAGTGTCGTAGGACTTCTATCTAGTTGTATCTCTGTGAAAGTATTACCTGTGGAAAGAAAGTTTTTCCACCTTGCATATTTAAATGTTATCATAGATAGTTTACCATCATGTACATAGTAACACAACCAAGTATAAACATTATAAAATGTGTTATCACTACTTCTTTATTCATAATTTTATCGCCAGTGTTAATAATATTGCAATGAGTAATACGTTAGTCAAAATCATCTGTATGCACAAAATTAAGTGATACCACACCCATCTATGTTTATATAGGGTATGTATGTTCACCTTAGTATCTACATCTGCATCATCTAGTTCTTCTGTCTGTCGTTTGACACCTAAGACACTTAACCATTCTTTTATCATTCACCTATCCTCACAGTTCCAAATCTTGTGCTTCGTGATATAGTTTTGATACATCACCTTTTAGTTTACTTTTATCTAGGTTTACATCTAGGTCATCAATGTATTTTCCTAGTAGTGTCATAGTGTCTTGTGTGTTTTCTACGATATCATCTGATACTGTATTTGCATCTAAGTCTGTAAAATCCTCTATTATCTTTACTTCATGACAATCTGCTTTGAATAGTTTGTCTGTAAATTTATCAAACTTATACAAATCATTTTTGTTTACTACCACAAGTTTTACATATTTGTTTCTGTACTGATTAACATTATGAGTATCATAGTTTTCTTTTGTATCATCATAGTATATCTTTTCAAATATCTTTTGTGGATTTACTATTCGTGTTAGTTCTCTTGTTTCTGTATCAAACACATGAAAACCTTTTGGACAGTTATAATCACTCCATGTCATTTGATATGGTGTACCAAGATAATATATCTGGCCATCATCTGACTTCTTGTGATAATGTCCAGAAAATATGGTATCAAATCGTTTGAACTGTTCTTTGTTAAAACCAGACTCAGAAAAGTGACCACCATGCATTTCAAATCCAACCACCTCTAAGTGACTCATCATTATGTCTGCTTTAGTTTCGTCCATCATACCAAAAGAATATATTTCGTTCTGTGGATTTATCCAAGGCATCATCAGTATTGGAAACCCACCAAAGTTTACCTCTTGTGCCTCTGAATATAAATGTATATTTTTATGTTTATTGCCTAGTAATTCTTCTAGAGAGTTTATATCATTAGTGTTTCTAAAATAGATATCATGATTACCTACGAGTATATGTAAGTCTATTTCTAGATGCACAAATGGTTGTATAAATCTTTCTCTAAAATCTTTAAGTATTCTGTAAGACACATACTTTCTTCTATCCATCAAATCTCCAAGATGAATACAATGTTTAATATTGTTTTGTTGCAGATAAGGAAAGAATACTCCCTCATAGAACTCATAGAAATAATCGTTAAAGTTTAGATTGTCGTTTCTTGCACCAAAGTGTGTGTCAGTAAGTAGAGCTATCTTCAATCGTCAGACCCCATAAAGTTTTCTAATCCATTTGTTTTTGTTGTGGTTTCTTTCTTCTTGGGTTTGTATACATCTTCATCTGGTAACATCAAGTCTGGGTCAAAACCTCTTACTTGATATTGAGTGTCATCACCCTCCATAACTGTAAAGGTATCGTATGACCTTTTCTCTATCATCTTATTTTTTATGTGTGATTGCTTCTTTTCTTTTTGTATTCTACGAATAAATGCAAAATATATTATCTGGGTAAAATATGAAAAGGGGTTCTTGGATTTTTCTGGATCAAAGTTATGTACATATTGCAGACAGTTTTCTATACCATCTGATATCATTTCTTGTCTATATGAGTAATTGATAAAGTTTGGTCTATAAGAAAGTCCGTTTGCAATCTTGAGAAAACACTCACCTATGTAATTAGATATTCTTGGTTTATCATCACCAGAAGCTTCTGCATCTTTACATTGGTCTTTCCATTCTTTCATCGCTTCTAAAAACTTTGCATTGTCAACATAGTGTGCGCTGGGTTTTTTCTTTTTAGCTCTTGCCATAATAATCCTTTACATAAAAAAAATAGTTATTAGAACCAATGTACCATAAAAATAAATCTATGTCAATACCTAATTTAGTCTTGACAAACTATATACTTGTGTGTATAATCAACAGTGTTGTATATAAAATTAATGTATAGTTATACCATCTTTGATATATTCTAACATTTGTTCTTGTTTTTCCTCTTCTTCAATCGCTTTCAAATCTTCCTCAGATGGGCCGTCAATATCAATGTCCATCTTTTTCAATATAAACTCATAGTACTTACCAAGACCTACTGTGACAGGTAAGTTTATAATCACTAAATTTTTATTTAAACTAAAAGTTTTTTCATCACTAAATGGTTGTAACCACTTACCCAAACTCAAAGACTCAACAACACCACTTTTTGTCACTCTAGATATTGTTTCCATCTTGAGCGGTGATTCTATTTCTATATGTCCATCTGTATCACCGACTACATTACAAATGATATTTTCACCATTTGACAACTTTACAATATGTGCGTTTTTACTCATAACTTTACCTTGTCTATTTGATAGTTAAATTCTTCTTCGTTGTAAATATTTATTCGTTCTTGAAAGTGGTTGTATGTAAAATTAGTCCAATGACCATGTGATAAATCGTCTGCAATATCGAACACTATAGTAGAATCTTTAGTTGATGATGTACGCAGGCCTCTTCCAATTGATTGGAGAACTCGTATTCTACTCTTTGATGGACTGGAGAACACGATGTTGTGGAGATTGCGAATATTGATACCAGTGCTAAAAGTACCATAACTAGCAACAATAATTGCATTTCTTTCATTCTCTGTGATTTCACGGATATCCTCTCTTGTTTGTGTATCTGTTCCACCATACACAAAGAATACTTTCCTGTCAAAGTCTTTCATCATGTCATAGAGAACTTTACCATGTTTTTCTACTAGTTGAAATAATACTAATGTGTTACCATGTAATCGCTTGCAAAGGTTAGTAACAAAACTATTACGAGTAGGATATAAAACCAAGTGTTCAATCTCTTCTGCATACTTACTTCCTTTCACTTTTTTACATTCTTCTTCTGGGTGTTTCAATACAATACACTTGATAGTAAGTTTTGCGAGTGTGTTCTTATCTATTAAGTCTTTTGTTGATACCACCTTTTCTACTGAACCAAACAAACCCTCAAGTATCAACCTGTGAGTTTGTGTTCCGTCTAGTGTTCCTGTGAAACCATGTCGATACTTGCAGTTTTCTAATTTTGTTAGAATACTTGTGAGTGACCTTGCCTTGAATAGATGAGCTTCATCACCTATGATACAACCAAAGTCCTCAAAGTATTTCTTAGGCATTTTATATAATGACTGCCATGTGGATACGACTACAGGTTTATCTGTAGTTCGTTCATGTCCAGAATATATCCTATGCACACAGTTATCACCCCAACCATAATCTATGAAGTCTGAATACATCTGTTCTACAAGTGATGTCGTTGGTACAAGTATTAGTATCTTCTTATCTTTAAGTAGTAGGTTATAATACCTAACCAATGCATATATTATTAATGACTTCCCAGATGCAGTAGGAGAAATAATAAGAGAACGATGTTCTCGTAGACAATGAAGTATGGCATTCGTTTGGTAATCTCGTATATCAAGTTTCTTCCCTTTCGATTGTGGACGTAGTGATTCGGTAAATTTTCTAACATCCTCGTAAATAAGATTCCTGTCATCTTCGATACCCTCCTCAAGTATATATTCAACGGAGTTTTTTGAACAAAACTTTTTTACATAGGGTAGAAGACCACAATATATCTTACCAGTTTTTTGTGAGTATAATCTTATCTTACCATCCCAGATACGTATCTTATACATGGGCATAAACTTTGCACCAGGCACATCAAAGGTAAAATAGTCTGCAAGTTCCTGACCCAACCCTGAGTCAACTTCCAGATTTAAGTAAACCTCGTTTACTTTAGATATGTGCATTTTGGAGTGTGTTTGGTTCACCATATTCACCACGAACTATTATATTCCACGCAATACTAATTCTTTCGTCTTTTGTTTCGGGCACCCAATGTACCAACCAAGATGGAAATACCACACCCCAACCAGTTTCAGATTGAAACTCGGCCATGTCAGAGTTAAGTTTATTAAATCCACTCTTTCTTGGTTTGAATACACTTGATTGTGGTCTTGGGTCAAAGAATTGTATCGGTGACGTATCAGATGATGTCTTTAGATAAAAGACACCAGATAAAAAATTGTTTGAGTGTGAGTGTGGTGCGTGAGCTCTTTGAGATTGTGGTCGTAATATATTACCCCACATATTTGTAATCTCTATCTCACCCATGTACTCTTGTTCTTCTAAGATAGTTTTAGTTACATCTGTAATTGTTTTAGTTAGATTTGCAAACGTATCTATTTTATGCAATTCGTTCTGTGGTTGACTTCCTGTTATCTTAACCATCTGTTTATTTTTTTCTACTAAACTATTGTCCTCAATATGTTTTACCATTTGGTTGAGTTCGTTGTCTTTAAATTCATGTTTGAACCTGTATAGACAAGTTGGGAAAAAATCGTGTCTTTCTATACTCATATCATACCAGCCTCAAACTGTTTCCAACTAATCGCATTTTTAATATCCCAACCACGACTTTGTATCGACCTCAAAACTCCGTCAATATATTTGATTGTTGTTTCAAGGTATGCAATTTTGTGTTCTAGTTTTATTATTTCTTCATCAGACTCTATGTATATACTCAAATCAGTCTTGAGAACTTTTAGATCAAATGGTTTGGTCACATAAATTTTTGCATCTGCTTTACCACCATAATACTCCCACTTATCTCTAAACAAAACTTTGTAGTCGCCTTTTGCTTTATACAATAGGAGTTCAAAGTTTGTTTTGTGGTCTAGGTATTTTGCGTAAAGTTCTTGATTTTTGTAGGACTCTTTGTCGAGTGTTTCATCATCTACCTCCAAGTCTTTTTTGACTTGAAGTTTCAATTCATCTAACGTCATTCATTCTCCATCATGTTTCATTTATTTATAAGGACATCTGCACCTACTCCGTTTGCAAGAATACAAGCCCAACTTGGATTAACAAACTCAACTATACTCCAAGTATTAGTTTCTGCATTCATTCCAAAAACAACGACAGTTTGAAGTAACTCACTCTTCAGATTTGGTGACACATTATTCATGGTCATTTTTGGTTGTTCACCCCAAGTATCTAGTATTTGTATTATGGTATCTGGGTGATTGCAAAAAATAGGTTTTGATGCACTTGTTAATTCGTTGTCCATAAACTTATGATATTTAAGTCTATCTTTTTGTGTTTCAACGTACTCTTTACTTTTATTTTTCAGATGTTCTGGACTTGCTGGTTCACCCCAAAATAGACTACCTAAGACTGCAAGAACTATTATTGCACCATAAAAAATATAATTGTAATCGTTGGGGTCTTTGAATAATGTCATATCTAATCTCCATTATAATGTCACAATGTCATACAAAGTATATTTGAAATCACACGTTGCAGTAAGATATTCAACATCAGTTGCATTTTGATTGTATTCTAGTCCACTTAATGACGCTGGATAGACATCTCTAAATCTAACCTCTGCGAGTGGATTATTTTTATTTGAAAGTATTGTAAGGGTCGCATCTCCGAATAAAGCTCTTGATGAAGTCGCTGGTTTTACATCACCTATGTCATTACTAATACCTTGTTTCGCAATAGGTGTAACGGACTCTTCTCCTCTAAAATTACTAAACTCTTGTCTATTCTTTGGAAAACCTATACCTCTCAACCAATTCTGTAACTGTACATAGTTTTCTAAACTTTCATCTACTATAAAACTTATAATTAGATTGTCAAATGTTAATTTATCCCCCATAACAGGAATATCAGTAAATGGTGTAGGAAATATTGCATCTGCAAGAGTAATGCTTGGAAGATTACACGCAGTCGTAAAATATTCAACTTTTGGTAGTTGAACAATATTAAACTTAAACTGAGTAGGACTTGCATAGTCTAACTGAGTTGGTTGTCTATTTATTCCGAATTGTGTTGCCATACTACTATTTAGTCAAAAAAAAGAGGGGTCTTGCGACCCCTCCAAGTTTACACTAATAATAGTATACTGATTACATGAGGTTTGAAACTTTAACTCTTCTGTAATACTTGTTAGTATTTGCAGTTATGGAAATACCACCCTCAGCAGAAGCTGCAACTGTTCCTGTGTGGAATGGGTTGGCGGCGATACCATATCGAGTTTTAAAACCAATTTTTGGTTGGAAAGTGTGTTCCCCAACTGCACGAACCATTTGTAGTGGAACGTATGGGCAGTAGAACATACCAGCATCGTAAGGTGATGTTCCTTTGTATCCAACAACGTAGTATTGAGAAGCGGCTACGTTTGCAGAATATGGGTCAACATACACTTTGTATCGTCCGTTAAGAACTCCAGCAAAAGTAGTTGTTGTGTCGTCAACATTTAGGTTGTTCGCAAGAGCAGGTGTGTAGTCAAGTACACCAGCCATTTGTAGTGCAGAGGCAACATCAGCAGAACATATAACCATGTTACCTTTTCCTCTACGAGTTTGTTGACCGATTGCATTAGCATCTCTTTCAAGAGCAAACATTAGACCTTTGAACTTTTCAACTGACCATCTACCATTTGAGTCTGTATCTAAGTCAAAGATACCAGCGGTAGTTGTGTTCACTTGAGCACCTTTTACAGAAGAAACGTAGATATTTCTAACAACTTCTCTGTTTATTTCTGCAAGTATTTCAGCAGATAAGATGTTTGCAAGTTCTGTTTCAGCGTCAAGACCATGTATCGCTTTTAAGTCTTGTGCAAGTTCCATTGTGTACTCGGCCTTTAGAGCCCTAGTAACAGCGGTAACTGTGTGCTTCTCAATTGAGAACGCCATTTGTGCAAAAGTGTTTGTTGATGAGTTATCACCTAACGCTTCACTTTGTGCAGTGGTCATACCTGTCGCAGTTTCGTATGTTCCAACAGGACTATCGTTAAGAACAGCAGGGTTAGTTGCAGTATCAGTGATATCTCCACCACCTGTTGTTCCTTGTGCGTTTTGGTTTGAGAAATCTTGTTGTGACTCGTCTGCGAGCATTTCTGCACCAGTTTGTGAAGTCTTTCTAGATCTCATTGCGAATATAAGACCTGTGGGGCCTGTCATAGGTTGTACACCACAGATGTCATAAGCGATTAAGTTAGGCATAGACCTTCTGACAAGTGAGATCAAAATTGGATCCCAATTATCTATTGAAGTACCAGTTGCGTTTTCTGGTGCTGCCTCTCTCAAGAACGCTCTGTCCTCTCTGAGTGCTTTTTCTTGGTTTTCAAGAATTAAAGTAGTAACTGCCCTTTTGTATGCATCCTCAATCTTAGGTAGATCTGGGTGTGCAAGGACTGGTGACCACTTCTCTTGTAGATGTTCTGTCTGAAACATAATGCTTCTCCTTTTAATATTATCTACTTATTTATAATTTTCGTTACTTTGCACCATTGCCAAATTTACCGATTGCCCTCATATATGAGTGCATAGAGTCGGTAGTATCAACGTCCTGTGCAGATCCAGTCTCCTCATCATCAATTACAGTTTCAGTTTCTACTGGTGTTTTCTTTCCAACTTTAGGAAAGTAAGACTCTTTTAGAGTGTCTAACTTTTCTTTGAAAGAACTTTCGTCTGTGAACTCCACATCTCCAGTAAGAGAGCGAAACTTTTCAATTTCTGTTTCAGCGAGATCGTCAGTAGCTTCTGATATCGCCTTTTCCTTTATTAGAGAGGTTTTGTCTTGTCTTAATGTTACAATATTTGATATTGCTTCATCAAGTTTACCCTCTAACTCAGTAATCTTCTCTGATTGTGCTTCTAGTACATCATACTTTTCATCTGGTACGTCTACATAATGATCTTCAAATAGTTGCTTCAACCCAGAAATGAAATCCTCTGCAATTTCGCCTTTTAGGCCTCTTTCGACTGCGAGTTCATTTTCTTTCATCCATTCTTCGACAACGTAGTTCAGATAAGTGTCAACTTTCTCTGATAACTCTTCCTTTGTCTGTTCTATAGATTCATCTAATTCTGATTTATATTGACCCTCTAGTCTTTCGACTTCGGTTCTAATTTTAGATTTTACAGCGGCTTCGAATACTGTTGCAGCTTTTCTCTTGAACTCTTCTGAAAGGTCACCCTCTCCGTTCATAAGTGCATTAACGTGTTCTGAAACATCGACAGTCTTTAATCGAGCTTCGATTGCTTCATTCATATCGTCATCATCATCTTTTTCGTCATCGTCATGAGCACCCATTTTCTGCATAGCTGCATACATAGCCATCATTTGTGGTTTTGTCATTTTGTTGTTTAACATTTTGTTCATACCGGCATGAAGTTTCTCTTTGGTCATCTTCTTTGGGTCTTCCATGTCTTCATGATGTGCTTCAGATACCATTATTTGCATATCTTCTGCCATGACTTTCTCTTCGATACCATGTTTGAACTGGACATCATACCACTGTACAAAACCCTCATCATCTGGTATTGCGTGTGAACCATGAACTGGTTTACCTTTACCCCATACTGGATGTTCTACGACTGTTGCACAATCGTGATCTTTTGAGTGACATAGTTCTCTGATTTCCTCGTCTGAATATCCTTCTTCCATATCTTTTCCATTCTTCTTTTTATGGGCCATTGCATTGAGTTTTTTCATTTTGTCTGGAGCACCCTCACCTTTTTGTTGTGCATCACCACCGATCTCTTTGGCAGCTCCGGCAACTTTCTTCGCTGGTGCATCTCCTTGAGTTGGTGAAACGACTGCTTTACCAGTGTCTTGTACTTCACCATTCGCTTTTTTCTTCATTGGTTCGGCTGCGACTGCACCTTTTTTTGGTGCATCATGCATACCCTCTTCGAGCTCGGCCATAACTTCCGCCTCTAGCTCTTCTATAGTTTTTTCTGTATTTGACATGGGGATGTCTCCTCTATTTTAATATTTATTTATAAGTTATAACTTTTTGAGAAACCTTAAAAATTCTAAGGCATTCTCGTTTTCCTGTCGTTTGCGTACTCGTTCATTTATTCTTCGTTTTTGACGTTCTAGTTCTGCCTCAACTAATGAACCATTGTTCCAAACCCACTCTTTTCCCTCCATGATACCCTCTACGAAAGCATTCGGAGCGGAAGGGTCTGCAACGATGTCGGCTGCAGTCGCCAGGTAAAAGTCACTTCTCACATAGTTAGCACCATTCTTTTGGTCTAAACTCCCCATTCCTCTTGATGAAACTCCAAGTTTTGCACCCTCGTCCATCAAAGATTTAACAATATTTCCCATTGGTGTTTTGAGTATTTTCGCCTCACCAATGAAATTCTTTCCGTCTGGTTTGAGAGATGTTATCATATGTGATGCTCTCTCAAGATTTACTGTTGGGCCATCTGGGTGTCCCAACTCTCCAAACGCACGATTCTCGTTGATATATTCTTTATTATATCTGTTTACTTCTTTATTTAGTACTTCCATAGGATAGACACGACCATTTCTATTCTTTATGTCTGCTTGCATAAAGACACCTCGTATCTTATAATTTTTCTTTCCGTTCTCTTGTTCCTCGCAGATATACTCTACGTTTTGAATTTCTTCTGATATTAGTTTTACTGTCTGTGTCATACTGGATTCGCCTGTGTTACTACTTCTATGTGGACTGCACCATCACTACCACTACCTGTTTCATTGATGACTGATATAAAATAGTTTTCCTCAGCAGCGTTGATTAATACACCACTTCCAGCGTTCAAACCATCTGCATCTGTTCCGTCTAAGTGAATTAAAGACCCAGCATCTGATTGGTCTGAGTCTGTTCCGTCTAATGCGACCCTAGCACCTGTATCACCTCCAACTATCGGTGACCTGTCTCCCTCTGGTACAATGTTTACTGTATTATTTGCTCTGAGGTATAATCCATTTGATGATGTGACTGCTGTTCTCTGATCAATACTTGTTACCTTTATGAAAACATCATTTCCACCAAATTCGTTTACTCTAAATGCATTTCCGTTTCCTAATTTTCCTAGTGCAAGTCCATGAGCCGCATCGTCACCCAGAGTTGATGCAGTAATCGTACCAACGTGTCTAATTAATTTTAAAGCCATCTCTCTTCCTTAAATTGTTAACATTTCTTTTTCAAAATAACCCATGAGTTCTTTTTCGGAAACCCTGTACTTTTTAGAGATTTGTTGTATAGTTTTCTCAAAAGTATTTAGGAAATCTTGAGGTTTAGAGTCCATTTTTTTAAAGATATCGTCAACTGCATCTCGCATCTTTGGAGATAACTTCTTATATAACTTAGATTTTTTGTGTTCATCTTTCTCCGTTACTGGAGTATAAAATGAATCAAACTTCTTCGACATCTCCATCGTCCTTTACTACAGTTTTTACAAAACTATTTGCAACTTCTCTACGTTTAGTTTCTAAAGCCGCACCAATCTTATTTTGCATTGCAGATTTGAAAGAACTTTCTGCTTCAAGGTTCTTACCCATTTGTAACGCATCTACGAAATCTTCACTACTCATTATTATCTCCTCCTTGTTTTGGTGGTTCATCATTATCATATTTATCTACATCATCTGCACCGATAATATTACCACCTTGTGATGGATATCTTGTGACACCATCTGTGTTTTGGGGTAAATCTACTCCACCATCTTCAACATCTTCTCCTGCTTCTCTATTCATTTGTTTTTGCATTTCTTCAATCTCATAGTCTGTCATTTGCAATACGTTTGTTTGCACCCATTGTTTACTAAAGAATGTTCCGATATAAGAGTCGATAGTTCCTAACATATCAACTTGTTCTCTGAGTATCTCTGCTTTCTTGAGTTCTGCAAAATGACCATCTTGCATGAAGTCATACTGTATGTGTTGATTCATTTTATCCCAATCCTCAAGAGTAATAACACCCTTGAGAACTAGTTGGGTTTTCAAAATATCTGTGAATAGAGGTGTGAACTTTTTTCTTAATCTTTGTACGAACTTAGTAAATTTAAGTTCATCTCTTGTAATCTCTGTGGAACGACCAAGACTGAAACCTTGTTCTGCTTCTAGTCTTGAGATAGGAACATTGAGTGACCTGTATAGTTTTCTCTGAAAGTAAATTATATCATCTATCTCACCAAGATTAGAACCACCAGGCAGTGTAGTAATCTCTGTTCCTCTACCACCCTCTCGTCTTGGTAACCAAAAGTCTTCCAACATTGACATATGATTTCTATCATCTCGTATCTCACCAGTAGATGCATCATAGACCAGTTTGTTTCTATATCTGTTCATCACATCTTTTAGATACTGTTCTGCTTTTATCTTCGGTAAGTTACCCACATCAATATAGAATATTCTTCTTTCTGGGGCTCTTGATATCCTGTAAATAACTAACGCATCTTCAATCATGCGTAACTGGTTTACAGGTTTTATCGCTTTATGTAAATACGATAGAACGTGTCCTTTGTTTGCATCTACCAAACCAGATGGACAATATGTAATACTATCTGGTGATATTCTTATACCCTCAGATGTTCCTGTCATCGCCATACCTTTTTCATTGTAAAGGTAATACTCTTCTACTTTTTTAATTAAATTTAAACTAGTACCACTCTTAGGTTGTTTTACTAGTTCTCTAACTTTCTTGATTTTTCTGGGTTCAATAAACCTAAGTTCCATCACACCCTGTCTTGGATTTTTCTTATCAATCACTTTGTGATAGTATAATCTACCATCAACATACCATCTACGAAAGATATCGTGACCTTTTGTATCAAAGTCTAAAAGTCTGAGAACACTATCAAACTCTTCTCTCACTCTATCTTTTATTCTTTTGGGATATGGTAATCTATCTAAAACAATAGATACCGATTGATCTCTTTCATCAGCAACGATACCCTCGTTTACAATATCTTCAATCGCAGAGTCACACTCTGGTTGTTGTGATATATCACGATATCTTCTGATTAAGTCTTGTTCTGTGCGATCTCTACCATCTGCATCTAGAACTTGACTATAAAAACCACCACCACTTAGGTCGATAGCCCCATCATTAGACGTAGGGGCGGTGAACTTCTCACCACCCTTACTATCTTTGATTCTTTCAAACTTGAAACCAAATAGTTCTGCCATAATATCTCCTACTTACTATTTGTATTTAGTAGGTTAGATTTAGAAACTTACGCCAGATGGTTCGTAGTGTTGGTATCTCCAAGATACTTCAAATGTTTCTATCTCACCAGCTTCTGCACTACTTAATGCAATATCACCGATGGTCAAAGGATACGCATTTCTAAAGATGTATGTCTTCAGAATTGTGTCATCTCTATCTAACTGTTCTACAAATAAGTCTGTCTGATAATCAGATGGATTGACAACACCAGTATTATTTGCAAAGTCGTTAATACCATTGTGCCATAGTTCCATCGCATTTCTTATCATAAAGTCTGTATCATTGTAGAAAGTAGTTGACCATACGTCTGGTGCTGGTCTATCTCCAGAAACATAGATGTTTCGACCTCTGAATGGAACTGCAATCTCACCAAGTGTTGATGCTGGTAAGATACTTGCAGTCACTAGGAATGATGCTCGTCTTACATCAAGTCCTATTGCAATTCCAGAGGGTGGTGTTACAGTTACCCTAAATTGGTTTGCACGAGCACCACCACCGATAAGGTTTGCTTTAAAGTCATCTATATTTGCCATGATTAACCTCCTACCTCAGTAAATGCGACACCAGTTCTCGTTGCAATGAAGTTCAGAGTGATGAAGTTAATTGACCTGTTTGGTTTGATGAAGATGTCTGAAACAAACTCGTTTCTATCTATGACTTCACCAGTATTGTTGGTTGCATCTGCAATCACACTAAAGTCTGTTATACCTCGTCTACCTTGAACATCTCGTAAGAAAGGTTCTACCAAGTTTCTAAATTGCGCCCTTGTAAATTCGTCATTGAACTCAAAGAGTTGGAACTTAGCCGCAGTTGCGATTGCTTTTTCAAGTAGTAAGAATAGTCGTCTTACATTTATTCTATCAAACGCACTTGGTTTTGTTAACGCAGTCTTATCTCCAAAGAGTGTCACACCTTGTCCAGAAAAGTTCACCACAGGATTTACTCTTGCACGATACAATCTATCTCTCTCTGCATTGTTCGGATTGTAAGAGAGTTTGATTGCACCTCTCACTCTACCTCTGTTGAAACCAGCAGGAGAGAAGAATGAATCTGCAATTTGGTCTGTGAATGCACACAATCCAGCAGTATCTCCGTTGAGTGGTACAAATCTGAATAAGTCATTGTACTTGTCGTACATATACTTGTATCCACTATCGTATACCACAAAAGATGATGATGGACATAAATTAAATGCATCTATCACATTATCTGTTTGTGTAAGTGAACTATTTACATTAACTGTTGCACTTCTGTGTGGTGATACAAATGCGACACAATCTCTTCGTGTTTCAACGAATGCTGTCAACATTGTAACGTGTGTGTCTTGTAGTGATGAACTATCACCAGACCCACCACCTCGTCCACCTAAGATTAGGTTTACGTCAAGTGATTCTGTATCTGCAAATCTGTCGTATGCAGTTTTAAGTTCACCAGCGGTTACTGCATAGTCATCAGTTCCACCAGAGAGTTCACTTCTTGTTGGTAAAGAAAGTGTTGCATATGTTGATGAACCATCTTCTAAGTCAATGTTATCACCATTGTCTGTTGATGAACCATCTGTGCCGTCTAGTAAAAGTTTGTCACCAGCACCCTCTGTTGCAGAATGACCATCAAGTAAAATGTCACCCTCTTGAGTTCCGTCTACATCTGTTCCCCAGTTTGTTCCACCAGTATTATGATCCATCCAGTATACAAAATTAGATTGTCTGTATATTACATCTGGGTAGAAGATACTATCTCCTTGTAGCCCTTTTGCGTTACTGTTGACTGAAAGGTTTGCAAATATTTCTAGAACAGCGGTTGTTCTTTGTCCATTTGCATCTACACTAAAACCAGATATCGCACCAGATGTATCGTAAACAACTATGTGTATCTCATCTAGTGTTCCTCTATCATTTTGGGATGCGTAATCTGATGTGCCTGGAGCTGCATCAAATAAATCGTAGAACCTCCATCTTCTTCGAATGTTTGTTCCACTTGATATTGTACTTTGTAGTCCAGCACCATTTACGTCATCTTTAAGTTTAATAACTATGGTATCTGCACTTCCACTATCATTTACAGAAGTAACTTCATATTCGAAACCATCTGTTTCACCAAAGTTCACTAAGTCACCAACACTAAACACACTTGCATCAGTAACAGATATTGTGGTCTGTCCCTCAGCTTCTTCTGCACTTGTTGTTGTGACTGCATTTTGTGAATAATTGTTTGCACTAGAACATATTGAAACTCCTAGTGAGTTACCATGTGTTCCAGCAGTTCTAGATGCCCATTCACCGACTGAACCTTGTCCGTCACCAAATGCTTCTAGATAGTGGTCTGTATTTCTTATGAGTAGTCCTGTACTACCAGCGGTTGCGTTTAGGATGCCAGATTCTACTCTTACTACGTTGAGTTGGTTTGTATACTGCAAGAAGTTTGCAGCTGTGAACCACCACTCATATTGGTTACTTGTAGTTTGAGGTTTACCAAATATCTTTACCAACTGTTCCTCTGAAGATATATTCGTTACTTCAGAAACAGGCCCTTTTTCGAAAGGACACGCAATTGCACCGATTGATGTTGCAACTGCTGGTACGACATTCGTTAAATCTACTTCTTTGACTTGAACGCCAGGAGAAACTAAAAATGCCATGTTTTTCTACTCCCTCTATTAAATTGAGATTATTTCCTAATATTTATAAAAAACAACATTCTAAAAACTAAACCTTTATATTCAGAAGTTATAAATATCACTATGAATCAACATTATAACAAATATAAAGAAACTATCAAAAAAGTTGCAAGGCGACACAGATTGTTAAAAGATAAGTGGATTGCTGATTATTTGATGTCTAACTCCTGTTCACATTGTGGTGAGTCTGAACTCATATGTTTACAGTTCTATCCAGATGACAGAAAGATACGAGCCCTGTCTAAAAGAACTGAGGATAAAACTGAAGTACTGGAGTATATATCAAAAAACGAAATTGTATGTAGAAATTGTTTTCAAAAATTAGATTCGGATATTATAGGAGAATAAAATATGAGTAATTGGATGACTGACCAAGATAACTTAAATAAGTTAAATGTTTCTGGAAATGAAGTTCCAGAAACCCTATTCCAATGGTTGAAAGATGTTGCACTTGAAGCAAAGAAAAATGGTAAAGACTATCGTAGTAATCTCGCTGGTCAACTATCAGAAGAATATGAAATAAAAGATAGAAGTGGAGAATTTGAAAGTTGGTTAGCAACTTGTTCCACAACTGGAAACGTATATCAATCATGGAGAGAAATGGTTGTGTTAAATGAAAATGCACCTATAATGTTAAGTAACTTGTGGGTAAACTATCAAAAGAAACATGAGTTCAATCCACTACACACCCACTCTGGGTTTGTTTCATTTGTAATATTCATGAGTATACCCTATGACCTACAGGATGAGGAAGATATGTTCAAGGAGGCGAACAATAAACAAGCATCAAAGTTTGCATTTTTCTCACCAGACCATAGATATCCAGGCGGTATAGATTTGGTTAGTCTAAACGTAGATAAAAGTTATGAGGGAAAAATGATAATGTTCAAATCATCACAGGTGCATGGTGTATATCCATTCTACACAAGTAATGACTATAGAATTACTATATCCGGCAATTTAACTTTTAGAGTTACCAGTTAGAGTTATAGTTCCTTACTATAGGATTCCACTTAGTACCATACTCGTCAACCATTTCACCTATGTTTTCATCTTCCAGTCCGTTTACAACGAAACCAAAGGGGGCCATGTCCTGTTCTAGTTGATCTTGTTGGTCTTTGAACATTTGTTCTCTCACATCATTGTTGGTAAGTTCTTTAAAATATGTTTGGTCTGTCGCCCAACCAAATATAAACATACACGCAACTAAGTCATCATTACAACCATCATCTGCTTCAAAGGATGACCCTTTAACTATAAATGTAGACAATTCATTGATACAGTCAAAATCCTCAACTATTATCTTATCACTCTCTAATAGTTGTTTTAGATTAGAACACCCAATCTTCTTAACTGCTTTAGTAGTTCTTACACCCAACTGGGCTCTACCACCAGAGAAACCACCACCCATGATTTGACCAGCACGACCCCTCATAGATGCCATAACTAGATTATCATACTCCATGTCAAATTGCATTGCATTTGCAACCTGTTCTCCAATATCATTTACCTCTATAAGAACAAACGCAAGATTGTATGCTCTCGCAACATGATATATTTTTTGTGGAAACAATAATGGTTTGATTTCATTATCTCTAAACTTTGCAACTACACGATAAGGAACTTGTGTTACATCAAAAACAATATACGCAGAGTAATCATTTTTAGTTCCCCTTGATACGTCTGCAACCATAAAGTATGTGTGGTCTTTTTTTGGTTGTTCGTATATTTCCAGACCAGCGTTAGACTGTAGTGGTGTCTTATACGCAAGTGTTCTAAGTTTGCGTGGTGTGATGAGTGTATCAATAGAACCAAGAAACTCACATTCAAATTCTGTTTGGAACTGTTGTTCACTTGTATTTGCGATTGTTTCTTGTTTCCACTTGTCATCACGACCAGGCACTTCACTCCAATGCACTTCTATTGGTATATAAGTGTTCCTCTTCTCCTCTGCATCTGTCCAGAGTTTATAGAACATATTCATACCATGTGGTGTGGAAACTATCATAACCTTTGTAGACTTACCAGACGATATTGTAGGATACACAGAACTAAAGAATTGTTCTGCAACATTTGATGGTACATACGCAAACTCGTCTAAGAATATGATGTTGTAACTTCCACCCCTTACAGCACTCGCAGAAGTGGAGGAAGCGAGTATTTTAGACCCATTCTCCAATTCTAGTGAACCTTTGTTCCATGACATAACTCCCTGTTGTAACCACTTCGGTAGATGTTCGTATGCAAGTTGCAGTCGTCCTAACAAATCTCTTGCAGTTGCAGCTTTGTTTGCAAGTATCGCTATATTAACACTTGGGTTGAAAAGTGAGTAGTGTAGTAGGTAGGATATCATAGTCGTGGATTTACCAGACTGTCTGGGTAACTTACAGATTGTAAAACGATTTTTATGAAATGTACCCACCATCTCCTTTTGGAAGGGGTACATCTTAAATGGTATTAAACCCTCGTCTAGAGATACAATTCTGACATAGGTTTGTATGAAGTAGAGTGGGTCTTCCATACATCGTGCGTATTCTTGGAGTTGTTTCTTTGTCCACTCCTGTTGAACATTCGCCTTTTTTAGGTTTGGATTACCTAGATATGTGAACTCATTGGTCTGCATGAAAACTGAACCACCCTGTTATTATAGACTTTTCGCCTTCGTAATTTGTAACACCCCTGTGAGTATGTGTCCAAGCTGCAGGCCATATTATTGTTAGTCCTTTTTCACATGGTGTTGTAGTTTTCTGATACCAAAATTCTGTACCAGCGTTATCTAAAGTATTTAGATAAGTCATGAAAGTTAAGTGTCTGTATAAAGATTTACCGATACCACCATTCTCCATGTGCCACTTGTAAAACCCATCACCAGGCATATAGTGTTGTATCTTTATATTATTGTCATTTAGACTGTAAACACCAACCTCATCACAAAACGGATATCTCTCCTTATATAAATTTAAACAATCACTCAAATGGTCTAGGTAATTTGATATTTTTCCAAATTCATTTGGTGGTACATACAAATCTTTACATTTTTTCCACTCTGGGTTTAATCCACGACCACACTCACCATCTACCAATTTATCTTGTTCTGAATTAAGTACGTCAACTACACTATCACACACTTCTTCGGGCATATACCAACCACCGATAAAAGTATTATTGTCTATTTCATATTCTCTCATTCACTTTTTCCTTTTAACATTTTTTGTAGTTCAGCCGTAGAACCAACAAATAATGCGTTGGTAACATTCTTGGGTGCAGAGTTTGGAACTTCTTTGAGTTTTTTCATCTTCTCCTGTAGGTCACCAAGTTTCTCTGTGACCTCTGCAACTTGTTTGATTAGATTACCAGCAACTTCATAACCTCTAGGGTGGTCAGACTCTTTTGCAACATTCAGTATTCCCTGTATTGCATCTTGACCTTTTTCTATTAGATTATAAAAGTTATCTCTTTGATATTTGTAATCTGCATCAACATCATCTAAGTCATCAGATGGTTTGGGTATAGGTTCGCTGACAACAACTTCTTTTGATGTAGGTTCTGAAACTCCTAGAACCTCATTGAGTATGTCATCTGCATCTTTCATAACTAATCATTGGTTGATGTCTTGTCCGTACCAGCTGGTTGAGTTGTATCTCTATCCTTTGCATCTTGAAAGAAAGATACAGTTTCACTAAAACCAAAATCGTCATCAGAGTCGGCAGAAACTGGGTCTGGTGTAACTGTGTATCTCTGTTCTCTCTTTGGTGATTGGTCTTGTAGATTTGCATATTGGTCAACTTGTACAGTTTTGATAACTTTTGCAGAAGTAACAGGGCCGTATAGATAAAACTTTGCTGTAAAAGCGAGTGTATAGATAATGGCTCTTCTATCTGCATAATCACCACGATAACTATCTTCATAACTTATACTGTTAAGAACAATGGGTATATCTCTTTTAACACCCATGTCTGCCATGTCATTTATTGTAAGTGTATAGTCTGGTTGAAAGAAAGGCACTATCTGTTCTATTATCTGTAAAGCATCATCTGAGTTTTTTGCCATTGCATATAGTTCCATGTCTAGGTTATATGGAACAGGCATAAACTGTGAGTCTAATTTATTAGAATCGTCAGAGGCAGTTTTAACTTTCTTAAACTTCTGCACACGATTTAGTTTTCTTGCTGGGTCATATGCAAGGTTCTGTATCTCAAAACCTAATCGTGGTAATGTGATTGCAACCTTTGTATTTAAGTTTGCATCTGCATCTAATCTAGATAACCACTTTTGTTTCGGCCCGTATGCGAGTGGAACTTTCATTGTCTGTGTAACAGTACCACTGTTATTTTTTCTTACTAAATTTATATTATTAAATAGTGTACCAAATGAAATAATGACTTTTCGCATTGTCTCATGGTAAAATTGTTGTCCTAACATTATTTTCCTCCAGCATCACCAAATGGATTTGTTTCTGAGAAATCCAGAACATCATCGTCCAGTTGATCAAATAGTTCATTTTGTGCAGACGTATCTAAGTCTGTAGTCGTTGTACTTGAGTCACCTACTATATAGGTTTCTTGTAACAAGTATTGTTTATCACCACTATCAGCTGCATTTTCAAGTATCATATTCTCACCAGCAGAAGTGTCTTCGTCTTCCATAATAATATTATCACCATCAGTTTCTTCAAGTAATACACCAAAGGTATTGACAGTATCGTTAATTTCAAGTCCCTCATTATAAGTAGAGGATTGTTCTAGTGTAAACTGATATTGTCCAGTATCGGCAGATAGGTCTGACTCTATGTTGTCAAGAACTGTAATACCAGTATCAATCGCTTCTTGACTGTACTCATACTGTTTACATCTTAATTTATATACAGGGTTGTTATCTAATTGATGAAAAGGTTCATCATGGTCAACAAAACTAATTTCGAATAGTTTGTTAAGTATAGGTGTAAATATTAAGTCACCCTCTAGTGGTCTGTCTGCATCTGTGGTCACAGTATCATTGATAAGGTAGAACTCACTACCACTTTCTTCAGACAATATAAAAGATGTATTATCATCTTCTAACATAATCTTATCATCTGCATTAGTAGATGAACTATCAGTTCCACTTAGAGTTACAAAACTCTGTGTAATTTGTGTCTCTAGTCTTGATGATGTTGTAGTCTGGTCTATCGTACCAGCTTCTAATTGTATTGAACCACCTGTAGTTCCAGTTCCATCTTCAAGAGTAATTTGACTATCCATTTCTTGAAATCGTTTTTTGTTAACAACAAAGGTTATCTCGTTTCTATTTTCTAATCCAAACTGAGATATTAGTTCTTTTTCACCAGCGTATCCACCAGTTGCATCTTCAACATACATTTCTATGGGGTGTTGTGTGGTAAACTTACTGAGAGAGTCTTCACCCAAAACATTATCTCTTGCAACCAAAGTTCTATCCATGTAGTATACATCATGTCCGTATATCTGTATCGCCTCTTTTATTAGGTCACTATATAGATTTCTTTCTGCTTGTATTGATGCAAGGTTATTTGTTTTGAATATTGCGTTGACAGCCATAACACTATCCCATCATGTATTCTGGTGGTAGTTCAAATGCAAGTTGTATCTGTTCTTCTAATCTGTTGATTTCTTCTTGTGCTTGTGAGTATATCTCTGCACCATTCATCTCAACACCACCAAGTAGTTGTACTCCTTGAAACTTAGAGAGGTTCGCACCCCATTGTCTTTTGATAAGTGCAGTTGTATATCTCTTGAGATAGATATCATCAAAGATGTCTGGATAAGATGCTGGATCTATCTTTCTGTAACACTCTATGATAAGATGTTCGCCCACATCTATATCGTTTGCAAAGTCCATATCCAGATATAATCTGTTCTGGTGTTGATTAAAACGTACTGGTTTCTCTCCTACCAATATGTGTGATAGAAAGTCCAGTTGTTGCATTGTCATTTGATATTGTAGAATAGATGTTGATGAAAAGTCATACAGGTCATTAAGTCTAAGTTGATAACGAATATCAAACATATTATTTGTGTTCGCATCATCAAATGGAAATATTTGTAAAACCGACACAACAGCAGGAGGCATGGGTATAAAGTTCTTACCCTCTAGAAATGTTGCAGATATAGTTCCGTCTTTTGTATCTGTTGCAGTTGTTGAGTCGTTTGTTGCGGCTCTGTCAATATCATCCTGTGTCATTTTGTATTTTAAATACATCTTCTCAACACCATCATAGTGGTATTGTGCAAAGTACTGTAGTGCCTCATCTATTCTATCGTCTACTTGTGCATCTGATACATTGATATCAATAACACCAAACCCAAGATTGCGTAAACAGTAATCTTTAAAAGTAGACCTAGTTGTAGGTATCGCCATTTAAATAGTCCTTATGAGTGATCATTATCAAACTGGAATGTATTCCATCCTACACCAGATAGTGTTATTCCATGTGATGCAAGAACTAATAAAACATCTGAGGTTGCATCTTCAAGTAGTATTCTATCGTTTTCATTTACAGATGTGTTCTGTACTATGTTATCACCAGCGTTTGCAGAACCATCTGTACTATTTAGTATCAATCCATCTAAAAGTTCTATTGTTCCTGTCTTATCTGGTAATGCGACTGTTCTGTCAGCAGTAGGTTCATCTATACTAAAAGTTGTTTCATTTGAATCTGCTGTTGCACCTTCAAATACAAATGCTTCTGTAACATTTATCACCTGTTGATTTGTGGTTACAGTCGTTCCAGAAACAGTCAAGTCACCAGATATACTAACAGCACCAGCGACTGTGAGAGTACCACTTGCAAGTGTCATCAAGTCGGTGTCATCAGTATGACCTATCGTAGTTCCGTTTATTATCACATTATCTACTGTGAGTGTCGTGAGTGTTCCAACTGACGTAAGACTTGATGCAGTTATACCACTCGCAAGTGTCGAACCAGATAAGTCTGTACCTTGTACTGTTGGTGTTCCAAACTCAACCGCTGTTCCACCACTATTAACTTTAAGTGCTTGACCAGCAGTTCCTATTGTGAGTGCGACACCCAGACCTCCGTTACTAAGTGCAACTGTATCTGATGCTTGAAATTCTGCAAGACCTGTCGCAACATTACTTGCGTTAAAAACTGCTTTAATTGGAGCTGCATCTGCCATATCTTATTATCCTTTAAAAACTAAACAATTCTGGGTTAGAGTCTTCTAATGCAGTTCCATCTGACAATGTAAATGAACCAGCATCAGTGAAAACATAACTAAGACCCTTTGATTGAAATTTAAATGTTGCGTTTGCCGTTGATGTTCCTCCAGCTCTACTGAAAAACTCAACACTAGTTGAAGTTTTACCATTACTTCCAGCAATCGCAATGTTGTCGTCAACAACCTTTGAACCACTAGGTAGAGTAACACCATCAGAGGAAATCGTAACTGTACCAGAACCATCAGAAGAAATAGTTGCACCACCTAAGTCAATGGTTTGTCCAGATAAGAATAAGTCTTTAAATCTCTTACCATTTGAACCTAAACTTCTTACATTGTTTTGGTCTGGTATTATGTCCTCTGAAATATTATCAAAACCAACTGAACCAAAAGTATCATTTTCTAAGTTAAAGAAATCACCCTCGTTTGCACCATCTGAGTCAGTGCCCTCTAACAACACCTTTTCGTTTGTTTCTAAAACTATCGCTTCTGTTACTCTTACTATACCCTCGACTTTACCAGTTGAGGCTTTGTATGCAAGAACTCGTCCATCATTAAATACTGTACTATCTGCAAAAGTTGATAGTCCACCAAACGTACCATCTTCTAAATCTAAACGACTACCAGCATCATCTTGGTCAGAGTTAGTTCCATCCAATGCAAGGAAATCTCCATCTTCTGTAATAAGATTTTCTGTTTCTGGGTCTACACCATCAAACTTACCTTTTGTTGCGTTAAATCTAAAAATTCTACCATCTACAAGAGCGGAGTCTGTATCAACATCATCCATATCCTGTATCTTAACTGCACCACTACCACTGTTACCATCATATGCGTTTTGTTTTGCTTCAAGATTACGTTGCATAACAGTTCTAAACTGTTCAAACTCTTTGCGTAGTCTAGTAAGACTATCATCTGGTTGTGCAACTTTTCTTTGTAATGATGTTTCGTCTGGGGTAAGTAGACTATCCTTGATAGAGTTTGGAAAACTTTGTTCACTCATATCAACTGGTTTTTCTTCTGGGGGTAGTTTTGCAATCTCATCTAAGAAATTAGACATATACTTCTGTTCTTTCACAGATATCATAGCTTTTTTGATTGGTCTAGGTTTCTTAGGTTGTACTGGTTTTTCTTGAAATTCTTTTAATAGTTCATCTGGTATCTCAGATGTTTCTTCTACTACAGGTTCAAAGTTTTCATCTTCTGGAATTAAAGGTGCGAACAGTTCTCCTAGTGCTTCAACCTTTTTATCATTCTTCTCAACGTCTTTCTTTATCCAATCTGATACTTCTTTACCGACATCATCAGTTGGGTCATCTTGTATCTCTGACTCTTCTTTTTTCTTATTATCGTCTGAAAGAGACTCCATAAGACTAGAGAACAAATCCAGACCTTTTTCCTCTTTTTTAGAAAGTTGTACTTCTTCTTCAACAACTTCCTCTACAATAGGTTCTACTGTCTGAGATTTATTTCTCTTAACTTCAGCTTCTAACTTCTCAAAGATTTTACTGAATTTGTTTTTTGCACTTTTTTCCATAAAAATCCTCTTTATAGGTATTTATAAAGAGTTACTTTTATCACCATGCAAAAGGTCACCACTGACTAATCGTTTGGTGATTTGATGCTTTAACTCTTGTAAATCGTCAATATAATGATTATGGTCACACTCATGACAATCAGACATCTTACGTTCACTCATTTCGTCTAATCTGACAAGAATCATATCTACTATACTGTATCCATTATCATGTTTCGTTGTTTTAGGTCGTCTTGTAATCATAATTATCCATCTGGGTTTACTGTTGTCCACCCTACTGTATTATCTGCTTGATAGGCAGACTCGTCCCAATAATAAGCGTTATCTTGATCGGTAGGCAGAGTTATTGGAGCCTCCCATAAACCAGTTGATGTATTTAAAGTCCAACTTGCATATGGTTGTGCTTCATAGAACATATCACTTGTTCTATTATACTTATAACCCACGCCTGGACAGTTCTTACGTTGTCTACCATCTTGTGCGGCTATTACTGTTGATTGATCATCAGATGGAGTTTTGAATGAGTTTTCACCTGTAGCATCTGCTACATAATGAACACCACCAAACATATTAAAACTGTACTGAACCCAATCAGATGGAGAACCAGACAGTTTCCCACCAGATACATCTGCATCATCTGTTACATGAACAATTTCTGTTACTGTTCCTACGTTGTTTGTATAGTTCTCAACTTTTGCCCAATGTCCCATATTCATTCCTACGATGTATACTGATATCTAACAATGACTATTCCAGAACCACCATTAAATCCGCCTGGACTTCCATCACTTCTTCTTCCACCACCACCAGAACCAGTATTACCAGATCCAGCAGTTCCGTTACCAGCGTTGGTTGGATTTTCTCCACCACCACCAATACTACAAGTTCTTGATGTACTTTGTCCACCAGTTCCACCAGCGGCATAGTTTGTGTTGGTTGCTCTTATGTTAGAGGCTTTGCAGTTTCCACCGCCTCCTCCACCGCCACCACCGCCGTTTCCACCAGCGCCTCCGCCTCCACCAGCGTTTGAACCACCATCATATCCGTAAGTTCCTCCATGACCCCCACCAGCGCCTTGACCTCCACCGCCTCCAGAACCACCTGGCGAAGAACCACCGCCTTGGTCTTTATTACCACCATAACCACCACCAGTTGCAGTAATACCATTGAAGTTTGAAGCACCACCTTGAGAGTTACTTCCACCCCCACCAGCGATAGTTACATAGTGTCCACCAGTTGTTGAAAAAGATGTATCTCCAGCGGCACCATGACCACCACCTTGAGTACCATAACTTGTACGCATACCACCAGCACCAGCACCGCCTCCGTATCCGTTGTCTCCTCGACCTCCACCGCCGCCTCCAGCGACAATGAGATACTCAACTGCTTGGTTTCCAGCACTATTTCCTACGTTGGTAACTGTGAGTGTTCCACTACCATTGAAAACGTGTATTCTATTATTTCCACTAGTGAAGTTTGAATTACCACCAGTTGCTTGAACATACTGTGCGTTTGATGTTCCGTAGAACTCACTTACTGATATTGTACTAGAACTTGGGATACCAGAAGCCGCATCATAAAATTCACTTAAACTATGGGGTGTAGTTCCACCAAACTCTCCAGCGATTTCACCGATTGATATTGCTCCAGAATTTTGTAGTGTCATTTAAGTCTCCTAATTATTATTCGTGGTCATGATCTCCAACATGACCATTTTTACTATGCATTTTTTTTAATTCTTTTATATCTTCTCCGTAAGAACTAAGGTTGTCGTAAACGTAGTTCTTCAGACTTTCCATTTGTTTTTCAATTCTTTGTACATCTGATGCTACTACTTGACCTAGTTCTTTTACTGACTCTATGAGTAGAGCAGTTAACTTACCATAGTCAACTGATTTAGTTCCCATTTCATCATCAGCAGTTTTCACTACCTCTGGAACTACTTCCTCTACTTCTTGTGCGATAACACCTATTTGTGTTTTTGCATCTTGAATATCTGATCTCTTGTAAGAAACACCTCTAAGTTTCATTAACTTCTCTAGACCATTTTCTATGGTTTTTATATCAGTCTTGATTCTTTCATCTGAGAACGCAGTAACATCAGCATTAAATGTTGCAGCTCCAGCAGCAGAATAATCAATAGTAAGTGCAGTAATTTGTGTACCACCATCATTACCTTTTAATATAAAATCTTTATCAGAAGTAGTGGTGTTTACCACAAAATCTGTAGATGAGTTAGTAAGAGAACCAAATTGAGTTCCATCATCTTTAAAATTTATATCACCACCATTAGCATCTAGAGAAATATCACCAGCAACATCAACTGTTAAGTCACCAGAAGTTAAGGCAAAAGTTGTTCCGTCTATGGAGAAGTTATCTATAGTCACACCACCATCAAAGTCTGCTGACGTTCCTGATACTGCTTGACTAAATGTAACAACACCATTTGCTGCGATTGCAATTGCATCTGTGTCAGAGGCAGAACCTATTGTACCAGCGTCTGCAATAACTAGACCAGCGCCTGAGGTAATTAAAGCACCTGACGTTATTCCAGCAGAAGTGGTTAATAGTCCAGCAGAACTTAGTGACATTGTTTCGGCTGCGGCCGCAGAGGCAGCAGTCTTGAAAGATAGTTTAGTTGCATTATTACTTGCACTAAAGTCACCCTCTGATACTGCTTCGATACCAGCTGCAACTAATATCGCATCTCCAGAACCAGTTCCCTCATCTGGTGCTTGAAAATTTAAAACACCCAATTTATCATTGGCTGCAATGTCCGTATCACCAGTTTGTAGAGTAAGTGTTGGAAACTTATCGTCTGCTGTGGCTGCGTGTTTAAGTATAAGACCTGTATCTGCAACGTGTGTTAGTGTAATCTCTTGGTCGTTACCAAATTGTATTGTTCCACCATCTGCAAGAAATAAATCAGAAAATTCTGCGGCTGCAGTACCAAGTGTCGCTCCGTCTGCACTTGCAGGCACGATTGAAGTTCCCACAGTTGCAGTATTTAAAACAGGACTTGTTAATGTTTTGTTTGT